TCGATACCCTCGATATTCATGTAAGCCAGCCACTCCGCCAGCTGCAGCGATGTGAGCGTGTTGAGCAGGTGATCCGGGTGCGCGTACCCGAGTGCTAGGCAGAGGCGGAAGTGGAGCCGCCGCTCGTGGCGGCGTCGGAGTTTTTTTCGATGTTCTTTGCCGCGTTGGCGCTGATGCCGTTGAGTCGATCGGCCACCATGAATACGGTGAGGATTGCGCCCGCGCTCTTGTTCGCCAGCGCGTCCACCTGGTCCTCCGTGAAGAGCAGATTTCCGCCCTCATCGACGATGCAGCGCGCCAGCAATTTGGAGCGGTAATTCGTGGTATCCATCGTGCCGGCCTCATCGACCGGAATCGATTCGCTGAACGCGTCGCGGTCCTTCGCCGTCATGGAGCGCACACGGACAGCGCAGCCCCACTGGGAGACTTCGACGACTTCGGTTACCAGATCGTCGGCAGAGAGAATCTGCGCGGCGGACGAAGCAATTGGGAGCATGTTTTATCCTTGTTGATGTTGAAAGTCGCCCGGAGGCGACGTCAGTGCGATGCATTAGGCCCAGGTGACGGCGCCGGTGATGCGCACTTCAAAGGGTGATTTGACGACCTGATCGACGCCGCCGGCGATGCCGAATTTCTTGACGTAACCGGAGAACGATGCAGTGAAACCACCAGGAATCACGACCTTGAACAGTTTCGTCGTGCCAGCTACGCGGGCCGCGTCGAGTGCCAGTTGCCCAACACCCGTTGGCGCACGATCGACCTCGCCGGAGAACGAGCCGTTATCGACGAGGCCCGGCATGAATTCCTTCGCGACGCTGTCGAGATTGGTGATGTCGATGTCGGAAGGCTGGCCATCGAGGCCGGTGTAGGTCTTCCAGTTCTCGATCTTCGTGTACGTGTTTGGCGTGGCTGTGCCGGCGGTTACCGCAATGGTCTTGCCGGTTGTATTGACGTCGACCGCGAAAGTGTCGGCCGTTTTATTTGTCACAACCAAGCTCAAGCCGTTGAGCAAGGCAGCATCGGCACCGGTGAATACCGCGAGCGCGACTACATCGCCATTGCTGAATCCATGGGCCGTCGCGGTGAGGATGGTCGGAAAGCCGAGGGCCATCGCCGAGATTGTCTTGGCAGCACCAGTCCCGGTGCCGATGCTGAAGGTCGAGCCTTGAGCGGAAATTGCAGTTGATCCCATGGTGATGCTCCTTAAATAAAAAAACCCGCATCAGCGGGCGGGTTAAAAGTGGTTTGCGTGTACGGCTCTGGATCTGGTCAATTCCACCAGAGTGAGTAATCGAGGATGACGCGGAACTTCTTTGTCAGCGGTTCATAGCCATCTCGGGAAGATCGCGGGATATTCGTGAATGCCGCGGCGGTCAGCGCGTCGGCCACGGCCTTCTCCAGCGCCTTCACCGTCGCATAATCGTCCGCCCAGCAATCGATCTGCATGCGCGTGTTGTTGATTGATATGCCATCTGATAGTGTGTTTTCCGGAGAATTGACGATGTTTTGATAGGTGAGGTATGAGCCGGTCGTGCCGTCTTCCGCGATGAGCGGAAAGACCTGACTTGCCACGAGCGGATTCAAGACCGCCACGAGCTGTACCTCGATCGGATCAGCCACGGTTCAGCCCCTCGACGGCAGGAATAACCAGCTCGATATTCCGCTCGTCCGTATTCATCGGCGCCGAAAGATTGAATATCCGGCTGTTATAGACCGCGCGCATCGCGGCGACGATGCCGGGCCGGTAGCGAATCGTGATTAGGTGCGAGGTCTCGGCTTGCACCGCTTGCGCGGCCATCAATTCGCGGCTCGATAGAGGCCGGATGTCGGCCCATACGTTCACCGCAAAATCGGTCCATACGCTAGATTGACCGCCGTGGGTATCCTTCGCAGTTGACCTCGATTGAATCGTTATGCGGTGGCGTTTCGGCCCGGCTGGAGTAATTACAGCCATATCACCACCATGTTCCATAACTGTCGAGCAATCCGTCGACAAACGACAGTGCCTCGATTTTCCCGCGTCCCATCACCACAACCTCTTCGCGGAACACGTCGAGCGATCCGATTCGCAATTTGATCCATTCAAGAATGTCGGCCGGAATCTCGCCGATGAAGTTATTGCCGGTCCCGGCTGTCGTGATGTCGATTGCCGCGCCGCCGGCCGTTGCCGATAATTGATAAACGCCAGGCGAAGGTGCCGCAACCACGTAATAGTCCGTCGCCAGCTGGAGCGGTGCCGGCAATGCGCCGCCGCTGTTCGTGAGACGCACCACATCCCCAATCGCCAGCGTTTTCCACGTTCCAATCGCGACCGTATCGGCCGTCGCATCCACAGTGATCGGCGCGGCAAACCCGGCGATGAACGTCACCCATACCGCGCCAATTTGCGGCAGCGGAATCGGCCAAATTTGGCCGAAAACAGGCGTAATGCGGCATGGCTCACTCGAATAATCGACCGTGTAAGTGGTCGGGTCGACTATCTGCGTCGTGCCGTCCATCGCGGTGTATTTGATGGACTCAACCACCTGCACTGGCACGCGCTCAAGCAAAATCGCATTGCGCGGCGTCTGAAACGTCTTGCCCCATTGCACGCCGAAGAGACCGACGCCTGGAAAGCTGTCGAGCACTTGCTTATAGCGACAGGCAACCAACTGCCGCCACGTCCGATTCTCGGCAGATTTACGCGCAGCCATGACGGTCGCGGTAATGTGCGCGTCATCAATGCCTGCATCCTGCTTGATGTGCAGAAGCGCTTCATTCAAATGCAGCGGTTCGGCAGTCGGCGGCGTGACAACTTGGAGTGGCATGTTGACCTGTCAAAAAATAGGGGCGCCAAGAAGACGCCCCTGTTGGTTAGACTACTTGAGCGACGGCAGCTTGATTGAAGGCCGATGCTGGCGCATAGCGCGGGTTTGCGCCCACGATCATCGCGCTCACAATCGATGTAGCCGCACCGACGGTCAGCGACAAGGCGACATAGCCGAACCCGTTAGCGCCATCCAGATCGTCACCACGCAGTTCGATTGTTGCCTGGACGTTATCCCCGGTCGCTTTCACGATTTGAGTGATCGCTTTGCCGGTAACATCTTTCGCGCCCGTTCCTGACGAGCTGGTCGCTTGGCGCAATTTGGCGTCAACCGTTGCGGCCGTGCCAAGTACCCCGGTTTGAATCAGTGCCGCGATCGAATGGAAGTCCGCAATGGAGACCCATGTCGAAACAACGGTACTGGCAACAACGCTGGCCGGGTCGAGGGTCGCCAGGATGGCGATTTTCTCGTTCAGTTTGGTATTGGTGTCCATCGTATTTCCTTTTCAGTTTTCGGAGGTTTCGGCGGCACTATGGCCGCCGTGAGTCAGGTCCCGGATTAGCGGGCGCCGAGCTGGACGAACGGAGACAGCTTGTTCGTGCCGTTAGCTGGGGTGATCGCCTTGGAAATCTTCGACTGGCCATCCATGCGGAAGATGGTACGGAAAGCTGTTGCGTCGGCATCGAAATACAGGTGCATCGACGTGGCAGTTTCCATGCCGCCCGCCTTGGTGATCGCCTGGTAGTAAGACAGATCGACCAGATTCACGTCGCCGGCAGCAGTGAACGATTTGGCGTGCTGGGAAACGATGATCGGACGTCCCAACAACGTGCCGTATGGGCTGCCCTGGATGCCGCCGGCGCCAGCCATTCCGCATGGCAGGTAGATCGGGTAATTCCCGAGCGTCAGCGTGAACAGCGCAGGCAGAACATCGTTATTGATGATCCACACGGCATTCGGGAACGAACCTTCCGGCAGGCGTGCGATCATGTTCGCCAGGTTCAATGCGCTCAATGTCAGCGTGGCTTGCGCAGCATCCTTCGCAACCACCACGGCAGCGCCAGAATTCAACGATCCCATCGGAAGTGCGCCGCCAACGCCGAACAGGATTGCCTCATTCGTTTTCCACTGGATGGATGCGCCGATCTTCTTCGGCAGATAGGCGCCCAACGCGCTCGCATCGGCCAACAGTTCATCGCTGATCGGAACGAGTGCCATCAACTTCTTCAGCCGCAGCGAAGTCAAGCCGAGAGCTGGCTTCACCGGAGTCCCGGCGGCCGCCTCACCCTGCCAATAGGCGCGGATGCCATCCGTCCCCCATGGCGTTGTTTCGTCTTTCGGGAAACTCATTGCGTTGCCG